CTATCAAAAAGCATACAAATTCACAGGGATACCTTGCACTCTATACAAAAAAGAGTTATAAAAAATTACTATACATTAAATTAAGAACGTAGACGCGTATAGAGACGGCCTAGAGACTACGTTCGCATAATCTAGGAGGATTATAAAATGGCAAACACAACGTTCACGGGTACAGTCAGAGCAGAATCTGGCTTTAAAGTATCCGCAAAAACAGCTGCTACTGGTGCATACAGTGACAAACTCACTATCAATTCATCAGGGCAGATAATAACTGTAAACGGATCGCATCTTAAATACACAGCTGCATCTGGTTACGGACCTACTGATTTAATGATCGGTAAAGGTAGTAGTTCTGCAGCAACTGTAGATCCATTCGCTGAAAGTTCATCTAAATTATTTCCATTAGGAAGTGAATTAATTTACAATGACAGAAAATTCAGATATGGACTTAATGGTGGTTCAGCGATTACTGCTGGAAAACTCGTACAACACGTAACAGAAGTTGCTAATCACACTAACTGTGCTGCTACTGCAACAACTGCAGCTGGTGAAACAGCAATATCTATTGAAACAGCTGGAGACACAGATCTTACAGCTAATCAATATGCTGAAGGTTATCTATTTGTTAATGATGTGAATGGTGAAGGACAATGTTTAAAAGTTAAGTCTCACCCAGCTCACGATCACTCGGATGATCCAAGTGTTATTATTACTTGTTACGATGATTTAGCAACAGCGTTAACAACTAGTTCTCAATTAACTTTAATGCCTAACCCATACTCAGCAGTTGTTGTAGCTCCGACTACACATACTGGTGCTTGCGTGGGTGCAACAACAATTGACATGACTGCTAGTTATTATGGTTGGTTCCAAACTCATGGACCAGCTGCACTGTTAACTGACGGTACTCTTACTCTAGTATCACCAGCAGTTCGTTCAGACGGAACTGCAGGAGCAGTTGAAGTACTAGACTCTGATGCAGATGCAGAAGGTCAAGTAATTGGACAAGTTATGTGTGTTAGTGCAGATTCAGAGTATTCATTAATTTGGATGAATCTGTAATAAAATAAATAAAATATGATGGGGCTTCGGCCCCATCTAGTAATCTTGATTAAGGAGGGATTATGGCGGATACAGTAACAGGACCAGAAGTTTTACAAGAAAACGATAAACGAGTCGTATTAAAAATAGTTGTAGAATCAGATGGCGACGGAAGTACAACAGTATTTTTTGACTCTTCAGCACGTACAGTAGCAGGTGTTGCACAACTAGGATGTTTGCAAAGAATTTGGTTTGCATGTGATTCTGGAGATGGCGGCGACTCACACTGTCGTTTAGATTTTGAAGATTCAGATGGTGATAGACCTTTGCTTGGTTTAGTCGGAACAGGCTATTGGGATTTTAGAGAATTTGGTGGATTACCACCAAGCACTGATGCTAATACAAACGGCGATATCAATGTGGTGATACCAAGTCAAGCTGATGATGGTAACATGTACACAGTAATAGCAGAGTTTATTAAAACACCTGCATAAGGAGGTAGCATATGGCTAATACTACTTCCGGAACAGTAACGTTCGACAAGACATTTGCTGTAGACGAAATAATTGAAGAAGCCTACGAGCGAATTGGCTTACAATCTGTTTCGGGATATCAATTAAAAACAGCAAGACGTTCTTTAAATGTAATGTTTCAAGAATGGGGCAATAGAGGTTTGCACTACTGGGAAGTAGGCGATACCAATATTGACTTAATCGAAGGTCAAGCAGAATATACTTTTTATAGAGCCACAGGAGATGGAACTTCTTCTGTGACTGTTGGTGGAACAACAGGAACTTCGACGTATGGTATTGCTGACGTTTTAGAAGCGACACTTAGATCAGACAGAACTGCTACAGATCAAGCTGATTCTACGCTTACAAAAACAGATCGATCAACCTATTCAGGTTTAGCTAATAAATTATCTAAAGGAACTCCCTCTAGATATTTTGTCCAAAGACTTATTGATAAAACGACTATAACTGTTTATCCAACAGCAGATTCTTCTAATGCATCAAAAGATATGCATATTTATTTTGTAAAAAGAATTCAAGATGCTGATTCGACTTATACCGATGCAACGGATGTACCTTATCGTTTTGTACCTTGCATGGCATCAGGACTATCATTTTATTTAGCACAAAAATACGCACCACAAAGAGTTCAAGAATTAAAATTATTATACGAAGACGAATTAAAAAGAGCCTTGGCAGAAGATGGATCTTCTACAAGCACTTATATAACTCCGGAGTCTTATTACCCGAGTGGATAATTATGGCATTTGCAAGAGGAAAATACGCTAAAGCGATCTCAGATAGAAGTGGAATGGAATTCCCCTATAATGAAATGGTTAGAGAATGGAATGGCATGTTCGTTCATAAATCTGAATATGAAGCAAAACATCCTCAGACTGAGCCGAGAGCTTATAGTACAGAAGGACATGGTTTAAGGAATGCAAGACCTGCAAGAACTGAAGAAACAGTTGTTGGAATACTAGGACCAAATCCTTTTGAAACAATTGCAGCAGGATCAGGCATTATAAATGTTTTTGAAAAAAGTCATGGACGATCCACAAGTGACACCGTAAGATTTAGAGGTCCTATTTGGACAAGTTCTGATTCTGATGCTTATCAAAATCCAACAGATTTTGATGGTATTAGTGGATCTAACGTAGCAAAAGCCGCTGGCTACTCGATTACCGTGGGTACGCGAGATTCAAGCGGCACGATTACGAATACTAATGACTATTATCACTTTACTGTAGATACGAGTACTGCTACAGCTGGAGGACTATCAGGAGGAGGCAATAATTGTTCGGCTGGTCCGGCAACATTGACAGCATAATATGGCAGGATTTACATACTCAACACTCACAACAGCAATTCAGAATTACACGGAAGTAGGTACTTCAGTACTGTCGAGTACGATCACGGATCAATTTATTGATAATTCCGAGCTTAGAATACAGAGAGAGATTCCGATTGATGCCGATCGAAAGGAAATGATAGGCAATTTAACAGCTTCGAAAGATAATGTTTATGCTCCTGCTGGAACTTTATTTGTTAGAGGTCTTCAAGTTTATACTTCAACATCGGTTACGACAGGAACCAACAGCTTCTTGATTAAGAAAGATATTAGCTATCTTAGAGAATATGACGCAGCTGAAACAACGACTGGAACACCAAAATATTATGCAATGTCGGGCGGAGCAGAAGGAACTGGAGCAACGTCTTCAGGACGAATTACCGTTGTGCCTACACCAAGTTCGGCTTTTATGTACAAAATTCATTACAACGCTAGACCAATAGGATTGAGTTCAGCGAATACGACAACTTATTTAAGTCTTAACTTTGGCAATGGATTATTGTATGCATGCCTCGTAGAAGCCTTTAGCTATTTAAAAGGTCCACAAGATATGCTACAACTTTATGAACAAAAATACCAAACTGAAGCACAAAAGTTTGGAGGAGAACAATTAGGTCGAAGAAGACGAGACGACTATACGGATGGAGAACCTCGTATACCCGTTCCGGCTCAGACACCATAAGGATAAAATATGGCAACACTAACAGTAACAGTCAAAGAAGCAATTACACTCAACAACATTGATTATGGATCGGAAAGAGCTTTGGATATTTCCAGTGTTAATGAAGTAGTAAAAAGAGTCGTAACCGCATCAACAACAGAATGCGGTTTAATAGGATTTATATCAGCTATTAGCGGAGTAGGTGTTACTGCAAACAAAGTAGGTTATGTCGCAGGAATCTTTGATGACGGCGATGTACGATATATTAGAATTACAAATTTAGACTCATCCAATCATATTATGTTAACGTTTAGAGATGAAGATGACACAGAATATAGAATGAAGGTTGACGCTGGTCATTCGTTTATTTATCCAGGTGATAATAGCGGTGGCGTAGCTGACACCATGAAGGCAGCAGGATCCGCTTTAGCATCAGGTCTTGCAAATTTAGTCGACATTACCGTGGATGCAGATACTGCAGGGTGTGATGTAGAAATTTTCGTAGGGAGCGCGTAGAATAAATGGCATCAAGTTATACAGGATTAGGTACCGAGTTAATGACCACTGGCGAAAACGCCGGTGATTGGGGATCTAAAACTAATACTAATTTACAAATTGTTGAACAGATGTCTGGTGGTTATGAAACCCAAGCTATTTCATCAACAACTACTACATTATCTGTTTCTGATGGATCAACAGGTGCTAAACTTGCACATAGAATTATAAAATTTACAGGAGCACTTAGTGGAAACTCTACGGTTACAGTTCCATTAGATGTTCAGCAAATGTACATTCTTAAGAATGGTACAACAGAAGCATACACACTTACAT